TTGCTAACCTATTAAGCGTTGATCGTTATGTTCTGTGAGGCAAGTACTACCCAACCGTTTGCGCCATAGATCAGTGTAACTGAATCATGAACAGCGTCCATCGTGATCGATGTGCCGTTTGCAAACGTTGTCGGTGTGATGGTTGCGTTACCGCCGTCCACACCCATAGTGATTATTTTCACCTGGCCCACTGTACCATTTGCCAGTGAGTATGCATCTGCACCAGTTGTTGTGAGCTCAGTGAACAATGTTGTTAGGTTGATTGCACCCGCACCACTGATGGCCTGTCTGCTACCAATGAATGCACCTGCCACAGTCAAGTCACCTTGTGCGGCCACATTGGCACCGGTCATTGACAATGCAGTTGTATTTCCTGATTTAATTTCAAGGTTGCCGGCAGAGTTGGAAAGAATAGCAAAATTTGTACTGTCGTCTTTCAAATATATGTCGCCAGCACCAGCATCAATTACCACATACCCAGAAACATCAAATGACACATTGCCTGACCTTGCGATTGTTTCTGTGTCCAGCACGATGTTTCCAGTACCCTGTGTGCCTATCGTCAAGTCGGCATTTGAAGTGTCTGTCGATAAAGTGTCTGTCCTCACTGTTGTGGCCTCCATCAATGTGAAGTTGGCTTCTGCCGCGGTCAATTTGGTGTTTGTACCACCAATGGTCACGTTTTGGTCGTTCGCTGGTGTAAGTGTTATACCACCTGTTGTTGCAGAAATTGTGTTGCCGTCTAATCTCAAGTTGTCAACGTTCAGTTGACCTGTTGTTGTCTGTGTTCCAGTTGCAGTGATCGGACCAGTCAATACTATGGCACCTGTTCCTGCTGGATCTATCGTGATGTCACCGTTTGAACTCGATACGATTGTGTCTGCGTTTATAGAACCTTGCACAGTCATTGTTCCTGCCACTGTGCTGTTACCACTCACTGTAGTGTTACCTGTTGTGGCAACGTCTGCCGTGTTTAGTGTTCCTGCCACTGTTGCGTTTGCAACGACTTTTACCACTCCTGTGCCACTGCCGTCTAATTCTAAGTCTGCGTTTGAGGCGTTGGCCTTGATGGTGTTGTCATCTATTGTTACACCGTCAATCGCTACTGCTCCTGTCATTGTCGCGGCGTTGATCGTTGGGTTGGTTAGAACTTTGTTAGTCAAGGTCTGTGAACCAGTCAGTGTCGCCACTGTTGCGTCAATGTTCAGTGTAACTGTTTGGCTACCAGCCACTGATGTCAAACCTGTTCCGCCAGCGATGGTAAGTGATTGTGAATCTAGATCCACAGCACCTGTGCCTGAGTCACCCGCTAGGTCTAAGTCCTGTGCTGTGACCTGTGAATCAACGTATGCTTTTATACTCTGTTGTGTTGCTAATTGCGTTGCACTGTCTGTGCTCATGTTGTCTTCGTCTAGAATACCTGTGACTGTTGCACCCGTTGCCAATGCCAATGATGTTCCAACTGACAATGTGCTACCAAGAGTCGTCGCTCCTGCTACGTTCAAAGTACCTGTTGTTTGTATGTTCTCTGCGATCGTAATCTGTGTAGAATCATCAGAACTCATTGTCGTTCCAACGAACTTCATTGCACCAAGTTTGATGCTTCCTGTGCCATTTGGTGTGATTGTTACATCACCGTTAGTTTTACCAGTTGTGATTGCGAAGTTGTTCACATCAAGGTTAGCGTCTAATGTGTTGATGTCATTGTCACCGCCGTAAAGTTCTACGAAATTGTCGTTTATCTTGTCAAATGCTGTTCTTAACGGATCACCTGTGCCGTCGTTTGCACTTGATCCAATGTTGATGTTCTGTCTAGCCATACTTTATATTAATCCTTTTTGTTACGGGTATTTATCGTAAATTCTATAAACCTAATGTAATTATTATAGGTCTATCAGTGTTCTTTGGAATTTGAACACAGTGCTATCACTGGAGATGTTTGTTGCCAACAGCCTAACATTGCCATCATCGATGTCTGCTGTGAATGTGCATAATGGATCTGTGTAAGATCCGGTGTTACCAAAAACGGTGATATAGGCCTCCGTGGTGCTGTCAGCACTTGGACCGTGTATCAGGGTCGCTTCCACCATCTCAAATCTACTGTTGGTTGCGTCTGATATCGAAATGTGGTACTTGGCACTCCTGTATGAAGCACTGGCCCAACTGTCTACCAGTGAAGTGGCCGAAGTGGCAACTGTTGCGGTGTTGTCACCTATCTCTGAATGGTTGAGCGTTGATGGTGATGACAGTGTGACAAATCCTAGGTTGCCTGAACCGTCTGTCTTTAGCACTTGGTCCGTTGCTCCATCAGACGTCGGAAAACCAAATCCACTTATCGTGACCGTTCCTGTGCCGTTGCCCGTCAGTTCTAGGTTGGCGTTTGATGCGTTTGTTGATATGGTGTTGTCGTCTATGGTGACTCCGTCAATTGTGAGTCCTGCTGTTGTGTTCAATGTTGTGAATGATCCTGCCAACGGTGTCGTGGCACCGATCACTGTGTTGTCTATTGTTCCACTGTTGATGTCTGCCTTGGCCATCACAACCTGTCCCGTGCCTGCAGGTGCAATGACAAGGTCTGAATTCGATGTAGTCGTTTTAATCTCGTTGTCTGTGATGTTGATGTTTGAATCTATGGTTAGATTCTCTATCACGACACTGCCTGTGCCACCCGGAGTAAGATTGATGTCTGCGTTTGAACTTGAACTGATTGTGTTATCGTTGAATGTAAGGTTGTCTATAGTCGTTGTCCCAACCAGACTCGTTGTTCCTGTGACGTTCAACGTAGATAAAGTGGTCAATGCTGACGGTACCTGTAAAGTTGAAGAAAGATTGACTGCACCGGTCAACGTACTTGCGCCGGACACGTTCAGTGTTCCATCTACGATTAATCCATCGTTGATGTTGATAGCAGTGGAGTCATCTGAACTTAATGTTGTGCCTCTGAATTTTACTGCACCAAACACCACAGAACCTGTGCCACTTGGTAGTAAATTTATGTTCTCGTTTGTCCTTGTGCCCTCAATGTTGTTGTCGTTGATCCTGATCGCTGGGAAAGATATGGCACCTGTGCCGGATGGTTTGAAAACTAGATCCTCATTGGTTCGAGTCGCTGATATCTCATTGCCACTGAAACTGAGGGCTCCACCCGTCAGAGGAGATAGGTACAGTTCTGTGAACATGGTGTTCACTTTAGTCATTGCAGATCTCAGAGTATCACCTGTTCCGTCGTTTGCGTTTGATCCTACATTTAGCGTTTGTTGTGCCATACTATACTTTTATCACCCTTTTAACAAATTTTATTACTTGGTTGTTAGTGTTATTTACTGTTCCTAGCAGTCTTACGTTACCGCTGTTTATGTCTGCTGATAGGTCAATCGAATCATATATGGTGGATCCGTCGCCATCACCATTTGTCGCCGCACCAAATGTGCTGATGAATGCACTTGTTCCGTTGTGTGAGACGTTTGCTTCTATCAATGTGAATCTATTTGCTGTTGCATCTGAAATCTGTATGTAGTATTTTGCACTCCTGTACGTGGCCACTGCAAAAGAATCGATAACCTGTGCTGAGCTGTTTCCTGTTATGGTCGCTGTGCCATCTTGCACATCCGAGTCTGTGACCACGAACGGGAAAACCACTGTGGACAATACTTTGCTCCCATTGGTCTTGACCAGTTGTCCAGCCGATACGGTATTGGGGAATGTGAACCCGTTTATCAATACGTTGCCTGAACCATTCGCACTGATAGCCAGGTTTGCATCTGTGTCCGTTGCTTTGATTTTGTTGTCTGTGATGTTGACCTTGTCTGCCTGCACTGATGGTACAGTGATGGATACCGTTGAGAAAGTGGCCGCCGCCGGTGTTGTTGCACCTATCACGGTGTTGTCCACGGTGCCCTCGTTCATGTCAACTTTGGAAATTTGCACAGAACCTGTGCCGTTGGCAGATAATTTGAAATCATCATTTGAACGTGTGACCTTGATCACGTTGTCTACGAGGTTGATGTTTGAATCTATTGTCAAGTTGGAAACATTTACAACTCCAGTCCCACCTGGGGTTAGATTGATGTCTGCGTTTGAACTCGAACTGATTATGTTGTCATTGAATGTGAGATTGTCTACTGTGGTTGTATCAGCGAATGATGATGCCCCCGAAACGGTCATGGCAGACAATGTGGTCAACCCATCCACATCTAATGTCGATGCTGTTTGGACTGCTCCTCCAAATGTTGTTATTCCTGCACTCAATGTGCCGTCTACTACCAGGTTCTCATTGATGTTTACTATGGATGAGTCAATTGCAGTTATGGAAGTGCCTGCGATCCCGATCCCGTCAACGACCAGAGAGCCCGATCCGTTGGCCCGTAATATTAGGTCCTCGTTGGTCCTTGTGCCTTCGATGTTGTTGTCGTTGATTCTGATCGCTGGAAACAGTATGCTACCTGTGCCGGATGGTTTCAGTACCAGGTCCGCGTTGGACTGTGTTGAACTGATCTCGTTTTCAACAAATCCTATTGATGTTTGGGCAAATGGTGTTGCGTACAACTCCGTGAAGTTGTTGTTGATCTTGATACCGGATCCTCTGATGGTATCACCTGTGCCATCATCAGCCTGTGCTCCGATGTTGATTACTTCCTGGGCCATTTGTTATCCTGCTGAAACTTTGAGAGTTCCTGAATCGTTCCATAACTGCCCTGCGTTACTTGGATCGCTTGTGGGTAGGCTGGCCATCATAATTTTTGCTGGTGTTATAGCAACCGCACCTGTACCGTTTGCTGAAAGAGTAAGGTCTGCATTGGTTGTCAATGTTGACAAAGTGGTGTCTGTAAAAAGCACTTTATCGACTTCTACTTTTCCTGTGCCGTTTGGTTGGATCTTTACATCTCCGTTTGTGATAGATGTAGTGATAAGTCCAGTATCAGGATCACCAACAATCTGATAAACTTCCTCAAAGTTGGTGTTGACCTTGGTCATAGCGGTACGTAAAGTATCGCCCGTCGCTGGATTTCCTGCTGTTCCTGTGTCTATGTTTAATCTTGCCATAATGTGTTATTCGTATTTATTAAATAGTAATATGTTCATAGAAACCCTAAAGACGATGAAGTTGTACAAGAGGGAGAGCAAACTGGGTACCATGCACAACTACCATAGGAAGAACCTGATCTATGTGTTCAAGTGCGATGCCTGTTCAGAGACATTCATGAGGCCCAAGAGCAAGGTCGATCCAGATCGTGCCTCAAACGACTACAAACACGTGTGCAGTAAATGTGATTCCAAGAAGTTCGCACAGTCAGTGGGTGTCAAGATGCGTAGGGTGTATCAGTTGGACGCCAGCAGTACTAAAACCCTATAACTGTTTCCACTTGATGTCGTCACGTGATCCCGTGATCCATCTCTGCAGGTCAGCGTAGATTCCACACTTGATGTTGGGTTGATCGAAGTACCATCTCAGGTACGGATTGCCTTCAAGGTATTCTTTCCTGTTGATGAAATAGAAATT